CGTCGAGCTGCTCTCGGACATGGGTTTCCAGCACCCTTTGCAGGATCGTAGTCTCTATCGTCACGGGTGCTCCGGAGGCCTTCTCCATTTCTGCGGACAATTGTGCGGCGATCAGCGCCGCTACACGGGTGGGCCATGTGACCCAAACATCGCGTTCCTGGCGCGCGAGGCGGAACACCAGCGTCTCGGCGCGTGCTCGGTCGACCAGAACGCCCTTCTTCTTCTGGATCGACAGCTGGCGTTCCTGCGCCTGATAGACGGTGAGGGCCGTGCGGGCCTTGAGGTAGGACGTGCTGTCGGCCGGGCCCGAGCCCGTGCCATCTCCTGCGTTCAAGCCGCCCCGCGCGCGCATCTGCTGATCCGGATCCGTCGTGGCGCCCCGCCGGGCATCCGAGGCGGTGGCGTTGATCGAGCCGTCTGCAAACAGCACCAGGCGGCCGGTCTTGCGCGCCTTCTGGACCGCCCCGCGCGACAGACCGGACCGGGCGGCATAGGCGCGTTCGGACAGACCTTCCATGGCAGTTGGGATATCCTCAAGGTTATGGAATTAAACAGGAAAGCTTGTCCATTCGAGTTGATTGCACCCTGTGATCGAGCGACTCCTGGATCAGGAAGACCTGATCGGAGACATACCCATGACCATCGCCGACCGCTTCAACGCCGAGGCCGCCCGCTTGCTGCCGCACATGGCAGCTGACCTTGCGGTCGATCCCGCCATTACCACCGCGAACGAGATCGACGAGATCGTCTTCCGCCGCAGCGAATTCCTCGGCGGGATGGCCTGCGCGATCCTTGCGCTGATCGCACAGCAGGACGGAGGCGAGGCATGAGCTCCGGACCCCACGCAAGAGAGGAGTGGACCATGACCCGTCTGAACCCGATTACCACGCCCCGCCACCAGCTGCGCGCCGAGAAGGCGCGGCGGAACAAGGAGGCCGCGCTCGCCACCTTCACTGGCAAGAAAGCTGAGATTGATGAGATGCTCGCCCGCTTGGCGCGGTTCAGCGACGATCACTTCGAGACCAACCCCGATGAGATCACTTGGGGCGATGTCGGCACCCTCGAGCATTACGCCGGCCTGCTCAGGCGCATCACCGACAGCGCCTTTGGCGAGGGTGAGCACGCCGAGTGATGCGCTGGCCCTCTGGTCTGGTTCAGCCCGCCCGTGTGGCGGGCTCGATCCGGTAGAAGGCGCTGCATCCCGCGTCGCCTGACCAGCACCGGAGGCCAAGATGCCCAAACTCACCGACACCCAATCCATCATCCTCAGTCGCGCCGCGACCCGTCCCGGCAATCTGGCGCTCCCGCTGCCCGACGGGCTGCACGGGGCGGCCGCCCAAAAAGTCGTCGGCATGATGATCGCGCGCGGTTGGCTCGAGGAGGTTGCGGCCGGTCTGCGCCGCGGCGAGCCGCTCTGGCGCGAGACTGGCGATGGCCACGGCACAACGCTGATCGCGACCGAGGTCGGGCTTGAGGCCATCGGGATCGAGCCAGTGGTGGCGAGGACCATTGCGAACCTGGGCAAGGCCAAGCCGAACCCCTCCACGAAAGCCGCCCCCGCCGAGACTGGCTGCGCCGATGCACACAGGCCCGTCGGTATCCGAAGCGGCACTAAACAGGCGCAGATCATCGCGCTGCTGCAGCGTTCCGAAGGCGCCGCGGTCGCCGAGATCGTGGCCGAGACGGGCTGGTTGGCGCATAGCGTCCGGGGCATGATCTCAGGCGCACTCAAGAAGAAGCTTGGACTCGCCGTCACTTCCGAGAAGGTCGAACATCGAGGTCGCGTCTATCGTATCGAGCGCTGATTTCGATCCTCCGCACGGCTGAAGTCCCGTCTGTAAGGAGGCCGCCGCCGTATGAGCGGCGGCTTCATCACTCTGACCCGGATCGCCTCGAACAGGCGTCGAAGGATGAATGAGCGGGTTATGCTGATCCCCGTGAAAATCAGCCCCATTTGCAGATTCTGCGTCAGCGTCGTTTGCAGCCCGAAACCTGGGAAGATCAGGATCTGCGTCACGACCGCGAGGCCGTAGCCGACGACCACGTTCGTGAGCGCCTCGATGAGCGACATGGCGCGCGACTGTTTCATGCTGCGACGCGCTCCCCCTTCAACGTGTCGAAGGTCTTGTCGGAACCGTAGAGCACCGCCTGCGCGCCTGTTAACTGCTGCCACCGCTCGATGGCAACATCGACATACGCCGGGTTCAGCTCGATCCCGTAGCAGACCCGCCCCGTGGTCTCGGCCGCGATCAGTGTCGTGCCGGACCCCATGAAGGGCTCATAGACCGCTTGGCCCGGGCTGGAGTTGTTCAGGATCGGGCGGCGCATGCACTCGACCGGCTTTTGCGTGCCGTGCACGGTGTCGGCATCCTGATCGCGGTTGGCGATCTGCCACAGCGTCGTCTGCTTGCGATCGCCCGCCCAGTGGCCCTTGCCCTTGGCCCGCACGGCGTACCAGCAGGGCTCGTGCTGCCAGTGATAATCGCCGCGGCTGAGAACGAGGCGATCCTTGGCCCAGATGATCTGCGACCGGATCGCGAAGCCTGCGGCGATCAGGCTGTCGACCACGGTCGCGGCATGCAGCGCGCCATGCCAGACATAGGCCACGTCACCCGGGAACAGTACCCAGGCCTCGCGCCAGTCGGCGCGGTCATCATTCAGCACCTTGCCCGTGCGTCTGGTTTTCGCCGCGCCCGCTTGGTTGCGCCATGACGGATCATATTCCACGCCGTAGGGCGGGTCGGTCACCATCAGCAGCGGTTTCAAGTCGCCCAGCAACTTGCCAACGACATCGGGCGACGTGCTGTTGCCACAAATCAACCGATGCGCGCCCAGCTGCCAGAGATCGCCCGGCACGGAGACCGGCGCGACCGGCAGCTCGGGCACCTCGTCCTCGCCCTCGACTGGTCCATCGTCGCCCAGCGCCTCGGGATCATGCAGGAGCGCATCCAGATCCTCGTCGCTGATCCCCAGCAGCGACAGGTCAAAATCCTCGGCCAGCAGGCCCGCGATCTCGTCGCGCAAGATTGTCTCATCCCAGTCGCCCAGTTCGGTGAGCTTGTTGTCCGCGATCCGGTAGGCCCGGCGCTCGGCCTCGTCGAGATGACCCAGACGAATGACCGGCACTTCGGTCAGCCCAAGCAACGTCGCGGCAAGCACCCGGCCGTGCCCGGCGATCAACTCGCCGTCGTCGGCCACCATGCAGGGCACAGTCCAGCCGAACTTGGCCATGCTGGCGGCGATCTTGGCGACCTGGTCGTCGCCGTGCAGCTTGGCATTGCCGGCATAGGAGCGCAGCCGTTCGATCGGCCAGGATTCGATCTGGCTCGGCGCAAAGACGAGGTCCATGGAGCGGGGCTCGGGATGTGAGGGAAAAACAAAAGCGCCCGTGAGGGAATTCCTCCGGGCGCTATTCTTCGATGGTTCGTTCCTACGTCAAGGGGGCTAGAAAAGTCAATCGGTTTTTCCGCGTGGAATCAATGTCTTCCGGTACCTCGACGCCATAGTGGTTCCCCAAGGTGGCTTCGGGTGCGAGTGGCTCCAGTCAGCTGGCTTCCCTGGATTCCGCAAAGGAATCCACCTTGCCAGCCGCGCGATCGCGCAAGGGTTTGATATCGAGTCAGAAAATCGAGCGGTGATGGTGAGGTGGCTTCCGGGTGGCTTCCCCGGTGAAAAAGCCAGACGCTAGAAAACTCGCGCGCTCAGCCCCCCCGTATACGAATCAAGCCCGAGAGGAACCATGGGAGGGGGACGACGCCCTCGGCCCAGAGCAGACGTCGAATCTCGCGGCGGCGAATAACCGCAACGCCCCGAAATCACGGGTCAGCAGGAGTCCGCCTGTCGCTCGAACGGCAGGCCAACCTCGAGAGCATCGAGGATCCGGCCAAGAAATGCGTCACATTCCTTGAGTTCTGTGAGCCCGATATACTCGTCGGCTTTGTGTGCACGCGAGATGTCGCCCGGACCGCAGACAAGTACCGGTACACCCTCGGCGGCGATCACGCCGCCGTCGGTGCCGTAGTCCACCTTGCCGAGTGGCAGGTGGCCGCCCACGCTTTCAAGAAACCAAGTTTCCGGCCCGGTAGAGATATCGAAGCCGGGATAGCGATTGAACTCGGCGATTTCGATGCTGGCGTCCGACCGACGTTCCCGCGCCTTCGCCGTGATCCTGGCAGCAGCGATCTCGATGCGGGCAAGGAGTTCCTCGACATCTTCTCCGGCGAGATGACGGATCTCGAACTGAAGCATCGCAGTTTCAGGGATCATGTTGAGAGCGCTGCCGCCCATGAGATTTCCCACATGGATGGTCGAGTAAGGAACGGCGTAACGATCTGAGTGGAAACCGCTTTTGGCAATCTCGTCCTGCAGCTGTCTGAGCATTCCGATCAGGTCGCAGGCAAGATGCAGCGCGTTGACATGATCGGGTGCAACGGCCGAATGGCCTGCCGATCCCGTGAAGCTGACCTGCCGCGACACCTTGCCCTTGTGGCCGGTCACGATCTGCATCGAAGTCGGCTCACCAACGATGCAGAGGTCTGGGCGACCGATCGTTCGCTCGAGCGATCCG